CACCAATAAGCAATATATCAAAAACTAAACGCCGTCTAGTCTTTTGGTGGAGTAGGCGAACAAGCCGCCTATCTCCGAGTCAGTCATTAACTGAATTAATTATATATGTTTTCAGCAAGTCACCAACTGAATTATTAACGAGTGTCTCGCATAGCGTTCAAGACTAATTATAACATATACAAGCTGACTAGAGTGCAAAGCACGACCCATAAATTGAGCTCATCAGTCTGGGCATGACCCAGAGACAAGGCGGAAAGCTCCGCCCTGTTTCGCTCTTATCTAAAATGGTAGCAATCCCCAGACCTTCTGGGCGTATATAAAAGTATACGTTGCTACAACTTTAGTCTTGTATACTAACCAAGACATATTGCTCCTTTGTTTGTGTTGTTAGTCTCTAAAGCCGTTGACTCTTAGTCTCTCAGCGTAACGCTCATTCCTGAACGCCGCCTCTTTTTGCTCTTCCTCGTCCTTCCACTTTTTAAAGTATTTCTCTTTTAGAGCCTCTTCACTTAAAAAAGCGGTAGCCTTCATAGTCTTTTTATTTTTATTATAAGTAGCAGTTTTAATTAACTCGCCATCAAAATAAAAATTATATGTTTTTTCTTTGCCGTTGTCTGAATGGCTGACACTATATCCGCCAAAATCAAAAGAATTAGAGGCACTTGTGCCAACGTAAATTCTTGACTGTGCATAATCTCTAACACCTTGAGACTTTGCACCGTTGTTAGAATAGGCGTTGTTATATGTATCAATCCATATTGGGTAGCTTCTAGACATAGTTTTTTACTCCGTTGTTAGTTTGTTTATTTTAGTTTAAATGCAGGGCGGCTAAAAGTCAACCGCCCAGACATGTCTATTTATATTTACTAAAGTATTTATTTTTAATAAGCTCTAGTTTTTGTTCTATTGATAGAACGTCCTCTAGTGACTCAGTAAAAATAGACTCTTGCGAGTCTAAGAGCTCACGCCCACCAGTTACAAAACCAATACTATTAATTTTTAACTCGTTGAACATGTGCTCCAAAGTTTGACAGCCAAGCCCTATAATGTGAGTGTGCGGACAGGCAGGAACGCCGCCTCGTCTACACTCTGGACACCATACGACTAGAGCCAACCTTCTGCGACTGCTTCAGACAACATCTTCTTTTTTTTGTCTTTGTCAGTCTCTTTATTGTATGCCGCAAAGTGCTCGTTTTTTGCTTGTTCGTCTTTGAACTTAGCCAAGCTGTCCTCGTTCTGCATCTTTGCAACCTTCTTATTTATACGTTTAGGCATATATAAGACTCCGTTTGTTTCGCCGTTACTGACGGCTCATCAGTGTAATTTGAATAATTACAGACAACAGAGACGCTAGACCTACTACTCTTGCGGAGTCCGCCTTCTAGCTGAGTGGGCTTTCCTGACACCTTAGAGACAAACTCGCCCAGATATAGCCTAAAGAGGCTGTGACCGTGTCAGGCACTTAGTTTATTTTATGTAGAGTTAAAACTAGCAAATAATCAATATAAATACTTTATACACTGAAACGGATTTATTTAGTAATGTTAATTTTGCATAACAGCTTTGCACGTATTGCATACCTTATTACATCATACACTATTAATAGACTCATAAATATTAAATACTCTTTTAATAAGTTTGGCGGTGTGTTCTCTCGCCCTAGAATAGCGGCATATATCATAATTAATAAATAAGGTAAAAATAAATATTTAAATAATTTAATCATAAATAATTAATTGCAGTGCAACCAATTAGAGTTAACCAATAGCCAACCAATGCGGCTAGAGTCAACAGCTTTAATTTGCTCATGTGTCTTGTCTTCTTATCTTGTTAGTTGTTAGTATGTAAGTAGTGAGTAAGTAACCTGTATATATACTGTGTGAACCCTTGCTCTATCTTATATGGGAACTTATCCTCTCAACACTCAAAACCAAAAAAACAGACTAGAGCTCACACGAGCAAAAAGAAAACCCACAGCCGCAACGGATATAATGTCCGTTACGTATACAGGCACAAAAAACGCCGCTATATGTCACTTTTTTGCACTTTTTGGCGTAGTTTTTGGCGTACAGTATGGGGAAACTCGGCTCGTTATGTACGTATATACCCCTTCAAATTTTTTTATTGAATATTTGCCATTATCTTAGACAATGACTTTGCACGTTTAGTTGTTTGTTTAGCCCAGTTAGAATTAAGCATCTCTGAACTAGCTAAATTATACTCACCATTATTAATATGTTTTAAAGTCTTCTTAAACTTAGAAGTGCCATTGTAGCCTAGTTGAAATACCATCTCTGTCACTACACCTAATACTTCAGGTGGGTGATTATTACCTATAAGCTCCATAGCACCAGACATAGCATTTTTAAAATCGTCCTCAAACATCATGTCTATCTCTTCTTGTGTGTAAGAATCTTTGACTTCTCCGTATATTCTATGACCATGACCGACTGTAAAGAAGTCCTCTTTAATACCATTGTATTCTAATTGATATGGTACTAACTCTCCTTTACCACCTCTGCTTTCATGCTTCTTAATACGTTCTGCTACAAGTAGCATGTGTTCAGTTTGTCTTTCACTCATATTATATCCAACTATCCTTATGTGGTTGTCTTCCGATTGTACTTTCCATAAAGCGTTCCAATTCTCTGTCCAATAGCTCTTCTTTATGTTGATTGTAGGATAGGATTTGGTCTCTGTCCATACGTTCAACCCAAGCATTAGCGGCAATAGCCAAAGCATCAATCTGGTCATCATGTCGTAAAGCTCCTTTGTCTCTAGTTATCCTAGTCATCTGTCTAAACAACTGGTGATTAGGTTCTAATTTAAAGTCTTCTTTTATTAACAAATCGTCTACTACGAGCCTATGACCATTCATAATTGGCTCTAAAGTATCTATGATACGCTTTTCTTTTTGTATATTGTGTCTAACTTCTTCTACTTCACATGGGTGTATCTTAGCCATTATAGGTTTTAACAATGCTGTAGCCATACCGTCACCAAAGTTAGACTCTATAACAACGTGGTTTACATTATTTTTCTTAGCTATTTGAGACAATCTATAAAGAGTATCATCAGAATAACCACCATCTAATGAACCTATAGCAGTCAAATAAAGCACTCCATGTAGCATTTTAAGCACCGCATACGCTGTTTTGTCTTCTCCACGACCTGAAGGGTCTATAGACATTATAGTGCCTTCAAATGGTGTAAATTCTTTAGACATAAACAATGGTGCTACATAATAGTCACCTTTGAGTCCCACATTGGGTAACTCAGGGTCTATAGCTTTCATTTGTTCAGGAGAACTAGCCCACTGTATTTTAGCAGGAGCTTCTTTCCACGTGGAACAACCTGAAGCTACAATTAAATCGTTTAATTTTAAAGGGTATCTATTAGCATCAGACATTGTAGTATCTAACATAAACTGTAGGTTGAATCCACTACGTCCATAAGAACTAAGTCTTTCTAATAGGTCTACATCATCAAATCTTTTAGGGTCTGTAGGTTTACCTTCTTTGTCGTTAATGTCAGCTATAATAGGTGCTAGTTTGTGACCATAGCCTATCTTTTGTACTTTATTAGGGTACAATGCTGTCCATATCTTTGTTTTATACCCACGTTCCTCTAAGCTATTATACAAAGACATTTCTGTCTGTGGTGTACCTAGAAATATAATACGTCCTACTTCTGGTTTTATAATAGCATCAAATTCTTTTACGGTCTCACTTAGTCTATCACGCATAAGTTGTGTTTGTGAGTTATTAGCTGACTCTACGTCATCAGCAATAATTAAGTCTGCACGTGAACCTGTAAGTTGACCTGTGATACCCATAGACTTAACACTTGGTGCATGTGATGCTAACGCAGGTGCTACGTCAAAGCTAACCTTAGAATGTCTTTGGTTGTCTTTAGGTACTAAATGTTTTAATATTGGCATCTCAGCGATTAAACGCTGTGTAAATGTACTGAAATCATCAGCCCTACTTTTAGATGCAGATACAACTAATATGTTACGTTGAGGATTTAATAGAAGTTGGTGACAGACAAATGCTGAAGTAATCCATGATTTACCTACACCTCTAAAGGCTTCTATAACTAATCTCTTGTCATCTGACTGTAAATAATCAGCTATATCGTACTGTATAGGTGTTGGTTCTGGTAAATTTAAGTGTTTCCAACACAAATACAAAAAATTTTTAAAATTCTTTATTCGTTTATCCATCTGTATCAAACGGTACACTATCTAAAATGTTCTCAGGTTTCTTATTAAGATTATCTGTACTATAAGTTTTACAGACCTCTAAACATACCTTCATTTCTGAAGCAGTTAGCTCTTCCCCTGATTTTAATTTTGTATATGCGTGTTTGACCAATAATTCTGGTAATTCTTTAACAATATCATCAATATTAACGACCTTGTCCTCTGTACTTTTTTCTGCTGAATGATTTGTTTGGTCTTTTTGCATGTCTTCCTTTTCTCTTCTTAGGTTTTTCTCTAATTGTAATTTCTTTGAAATTTATTCTAGCCATGATTAAGGGGTGTGATATTCCATGAGCCTAAACTCATGTTGATTTTTAATTTGTCGTTCTAATTCGTTTTTTTCTTCTTTTAGTTTTCTAATCTCTTCTTTTAATTCTTTGATTTCTTCGTCTTTATTTGGTTCTATCCAGTCATTAAGACTTATCGCCATATAACTCCTTAGTTAGATAATATTAACTTTTTAATAGATTTACTGCCGTCTATGTTTGACTCAAGCTCTGCCTCTGACCGTATGCACTGATATTTAATATTACTATTAAGTTTTAAACTTCTTTTAGCAATACGTGACCCTTTAAGACACTCAGACATTGATGTTTGTATTCTTGCTTCCTTTATCTCTCCATTTATTATCATAAGCAGGGCTACCACCATCTCTGTCATTAATGTGCTCCGTTTCCGTTTTGTCTAACTTTATCTTTTAATATTTCAATATCAGCTAATGCTTTGTCTAATTGTACTCTTAAAAACTCAATGTTTACTTTATTGGTCATATTCATTTCTTGAGTCTCTTCCATTTTTTCTACGGACTTGTACAAATCCTCAATTAAAAAATGTTGCTCTTGGTCTGTAGGGACTTGCTCAGATTTTTTAAGCAAATCATTTTCAAACAACTCTCTTGATGTTTCAAGTGAAGTCAGCCTAGCTGTTACTTCTGTGTAACCAAATACACCCATTGCTACAGCTACAACAATACCAATCATGTTTTTAATTGGCATTGAAACGGCTGTGTTTTCAGATACTTTCATAAATTACTTCTTAACTAATGAACCACCAAAATATAAACCTATAATAGCTGACACTAAGTTTGTGTCTAATGGTGTAATAACCAAACTATTAGACGACAATGTAACCCATTTCATTATTTCTTTTTCAGGAATAAAGAAAAATGCAGGTTTAAATTCTAAATAACCTACAATTACACTTGTTTCTGGTTGTAATATTGGCATTAATTTTGGTAATAATACTATTGCAAAGACCGCAGTTAAAGCTATAATTCTTCTAGTCCACTGAAAACCTTTGTTTTCGTATTCCCTAGCGTCTTTAAAACCTTGTTGTTGTACTTCCGCTCTTTGTATTAGCATTTTTTGTTCGGCTTGTTTAGCCTTGATGCTTTGTGACCATATACTCATAACTCCACCTAATACGGTAGAGCTAAGCATAGTTATCATTTCAAATGGCATGTGTTATATTTCCTCTCCAAATTTTATACATTGCATACTTATGTATATGTTTCTTCTGATAAACTCGTCATTGACGGCTTGTCCTATTTCTTGTGATACTTGTACGCATTGTTGTTCAGTATCGTAATATTGTGCAGTAGGTAAATCACCTACCATACATAAATTTTGTCCATTAACTGCTAAAACGCAAAGTAATGCTGTAATTTTAAACATTAAGTTTTACCTTTACTTTATATTTAGTACACCAATAATGGTTGCTACTATTGTTCCTAAGAAAACTAAAACTTTTACCATTCCTTTTCCAGTGGAAACATCTGTTCGTAAAGATTTAACTTCTCTTTTTAGTTCATTTATACTATCTTGTATTGTCTTCATTCTCTCTGCACATAACTTTTCGTGTGCTGAAAGTCTTACACCTGCTGTTGCTTCAGCATATTGCGTTGGTGTAATTTTTTTTCTAGGCATTATTTATAAAGTAAAACTAATCTATTATTTAGTTTGCCTATTGTTGAGTTAAATAAAGGTGAAGTGTAAGTAGTACAAGAACCACCAACTTCCCCTGCATATTGAGTTGGCATTATACCTAAACTATACCCACTACCAGAAGCCATACCACCAGAGAAAGCAGGAGTTCCGCCAAAAGTATGAGTTGGAGAAGAATTATTACTTTCCATAAATAAACCCTCATTGTGAGTTAAAAGACCAACAGACATATGTTCGTTAGCACTTGATTGTCCACCAACTAGTTTAAAATTATTTCCTGCTGAATTTTTAAAGTATGAAGTTCCAGGCGTTCCTGAATTTGTTGTACTATAAATTGTAGCATTAGAACGCCAATTAACACTATTTGCTAAAGACGCAGAATAGTCACCACCATCATCATCACCAGTAATTGTAAGCCAAGCTGTTTTAGGATTTAATTCTGTAATTACATTTCTTAATGCTGTTTCGGTTGCACTAGAAAAAGTTGAACCTGCAACATGGTCATAATAATCTACATCATAATAAGATGATAAAGTGTTTGCTGTTAAAGTATTAACATCAGTTTTACTATCTGTGTTAGGTGTTGAGCCTTGAGTATCATGTTGAGTTGTTGTTGTTCCAATTAAAGTTTCTACTCCAACATTTGATAAATAACTCCAAGTACCAGAACCACTTACTCGTCTATCGTGACCAGTAGATTGACCATTAACAATAGCTTTAAATGCACCATTTGCTGAAGTTTGATTAAAAGCAAAGGCACTATCATTAATTAATCCACTTGTTGCAAATACTGGCGATAAAACATACCAAGTATCAGTACCATCATAATAAATTTTCTGTTGGTAAGCTGAAACTGCACCATTTAAAGTGACATATCTATCGTAATAACCTACTGAAGATATACTATTTAAACTATTAAATGTTGAAATACTTGAAAATGCTCTGCCAGAAGATGTACCATCTAAAGCAGGATTTATAATAATATTAAATGCTCTGTCTGTTGTTTTAGAATTTGCTGTTGCTCTTGCTGTAAATGAAACTGTTGTTGAAGCACCTACATTTGTTGGGTCACCAGATATTACACCTGTACTTGATAATGATAATCCTGCACCAGTAATATTTGTACCACCTGTTTCAGCATAAGTGACAGTATCTCCATCTGGGTCTGTTGCCGAAATTGTGACGTGATTTCCTGTATCTGTATCAGAAATCGTTGCGACTGTTCCACTAGCTGTACTCCAAGTTGGTGCTGTATCAACTGAAATTAATCCAGTAGCTGATTGACCATCTACTCCACCACTTGAAGTAAATTTAATTTTGTAAGGTTCATTATTATTATTAAAACTAGATTTAGGTGCAACTGCTGTGACTTGTGTTGATGAATTAAATGTTGTTGTTGAAGCTGTTATATCTGTTCCAGAACTTCCAACGAAAGATATTGTTCCACCAGAAGAAAAGTTTGTACCTGTAATAACAAAAGTTGCATTACCACCTGCTTGACTATCTACTTCTGTGACATCAACGCTAGAAATAGTAGCTATTGGTTCTAATGTTGAAAAATCGCCACTAGCATTTCTGCCTTCAAAAAATCCTGTAGTCGTATTGTATCGCCATTGACCAGTTGTAGAGCCACGTTCTGCTGTAGTACCTGTAGCTACTTTAGTACCCTCAGTACCAGTATCGGTAATATTCTCGAACTTAAAGTCAGCTATATCTCTAGCTTTTGTCATATTAGTTTTTCTCCTACGATTTTAATTATTTATTAAAGAACTATTGTATTAGCTTCTTCTTCAGTTAATGGCTCTCCTGCTATTAACTTTGCTTTAGCACTTGCTTTTAAAGCATCATTAGCTTCTTTATCTGCTTGAGCTTGTGCTTTAGCTTCTGCTTCTGCAACTTTTCTAGCTTCAGAATTTTCTAAATCTGTTATTCTTTGTGCTTCTTCTTCTGGTGTCATATCCATATAAACACCATTTACTAATTTTTTAGTCATTATTTTTTTCTCCCATATAATGTAAATATTCCTTTACCAATTTGGTCTCCTTCAGGAAATAGTGTAAAACCATCATTAGCACCAAATGCTATTCTAGTTTCACTTCCAACATGATAACCACCACCTACATCATGGTTAGTATAAGTACCACTTGGGTGTGGAGATATTTGTTGATAGTGAATAACTGGGTTATATGAAGCATTACTTAAATTTGTAATAGTCATAGATAAATGCCTCACTTGTTCTCCAGAATTTCTTGTATCTGGCATATTCCAATTCGTTAATTGAATATGGTCAGAACTCCAATTACCACCATAGTTTTCATTAGTGCTACCAATATTATTAAAATGTTGACCATGAAAAGTTGCACGATAACCACTTGTTGTTACATTACTATTATTAATGTGCCATCTAAAATTTAATCTATGGTCTGTTGACCCACTTTTTTGTACATCAGAACATTGTAATTCATAACTTCCATAAATTGAATTTGCAAAACCTTTAAAAGTAACTGAACCAACACTAGATGTAACTTCTTGTGTTTCTAATTTTACAAAGTCAGAAGATACATTAGTCCAACTTGGATTAGCACCAGAGCCACCAGTTTGTAATACTTGACCACTTGTTCCTGCACCAAGTCTAGCGATTGCACTACCATTGTTGTAATACAAGTCACCTTGAACTGTGCCTGTGATATTAATTAAATCTGCGTCTGTACCTTTTTGAGACATCTGTTCCCAGTAAGCTGTCACAGTTGGAAGGTTTCCTGTTGAAGCTTGTATGCAAACATAAGACGAACCATTGTACGAAACAACGTCATCTATTGCATAAGCTGTAGAACCATTATAAGCACCCTTCCAATTGAGCTTAATGTTTCCAATATTTACTGTAGCCATAATTGATTATTCTCCTTGTTATATTGTAGCTATTAGTTCGCCATTGCTTAGTGAGAATGTAAATCCACTCGCACTAAATAAAACATCATCAAAGTTGGCGTATTGACTTGATGTGATATTGTCTGCACCTTGATTAGTTGTTCTAACTCTCAAAGCGTTATTAGCAGGTACATTTGTGTTTGCTGTACCACCCATATTACTATGCGAAGTGCAATAGTAGTAAAGTTGTGGAGCACCACTTGGAACAACATAAGTTAAAGTGTTTGCTCCAGTGTCTCTTGTCACTCCTGTTGTGTATTCAGAACCACCACCATGTGTACCATTTGCTGTTGTTGATAAAGCAAAAGGGTGACTTGATGGATAACTAAATACATAAGTATTACCCTCTAATAATTCTAAAGTATCTTGTTGAACACCATCTATAAAATAAACATTTGAGCCACTTACGCTTTGTACTGTGACTGCTATATTTAAAGTTGATGGTGCAAAATATTTTTCAAAACCATAAACTTCTGCTGAAGAAGCATTAGAAAATTCTAAAGCATTACCTGCTGAATTAACTACTATCGCTTGTCCTGCTGAACCTAAACTTGATAAACCTGTTCCACCTCTAGCTACTGGTAAAGTATCTGAAGTGATTGCTGTTGCACTAAATGAAGCAATTTGGAAAGTTCCAAAAGAAACTACATTTAAAATATCTCCTGCACTAGCACCAGAAGTTAGCGTGATTGTTGAACCATCTGTTGCTGTGTAGTCATTAGAAGCACCATTAACAAGACGCACACCATTTAGGTAGACATCTAAGAAATTTGGGTCGTATGCTAACGCAACACTATCGTCATCATTTCCACTAAATACTGTTTGGTTTGCTGTAGCTGTAAATTTATTACGCTGTGATGTACCATTTACTGAAGACCCTGCGTTTGCAAAAGCTGAACCATCATAAACTTTCATTACATCATTAGTCGTATCAAACCATAATGTTCCCTCTGCTACACCAGTAGGTGCTGTTGCTGAAATTTTGTAAGTGTTTCCGAAAGCGTTTACATCTGTAAGATTAGTAGCTACTGTATTTACATTAGCAATAGAACCACCAACATTATTAACATTAGTGATTGCACCTGCTACTGTGTTGATGTTTGAACTGTTTGAATTAACAGAATTAATATTTGTTTGATTGTTTGCAACCGAAGTCACATTACTTGAAATACCTGCTACTGTAGTAATATCTGAATTTATTCCTGCTACTGTATTTACGTTT